CTCCAAATTAACCAGCGACCGCTTAAAATACTCGACTGGCAAACACCGTATCAGGTTATGCTGACAAATTTGTCCAAAAATTCGGATTAAATTTGCAATCTACCATTCAAATATTAGTAATTTTATTGACGATTGTGGGGCGAATTAGTTAATATTTAAATCGTAAACGAGGTTACTTGTTTCACGTTCGCATTAGTAATCAATATTAGTTATTTAACAGACTAAATTAAATTAATGATTATTGAGCTGCTAATTTGTGAACAATTTGTAAATTTTCTAAGGAGGATATTAACATGAGTTTCTTCAGTGATTTACATCTCTTACCAGGGACCCACACATCATCACATACTAGTTATGTCAGCAACCAACCACTTGGTACTTTCTATCAGTTTGTGTTGAACGTGATTGCCGCAATCAAAGGTTAAGCGTTGCTAGAGACGGGTGTTAGGGAATTCAATGATTAATTAGTTGAATTTTCTAACCGTTTAATCAAGTTTGTCGGAATTTAATTTGTTTTCCAAACTCTCAAGTCTTGCCATACAAGTGGCTAGGCTTGGGGATTTAACCATTAACTAACTTAAAAGGAGGAGTTATTAATGAGTTTCTTTACTGATTTGCACTTCTTACCGGGAACCCACACGTCATCATACACATCAAGTGTTTCAAATGACATCTTCGGTGGCTTCCACAGCTTCATCTTAAACTTGATTCCTGCAATCAAGAGTTTGTTCAGCAAATAATCATAGTTAATTTTATAGGAGGATTTCAACATGAGTTTCTTTAACGATTTCCACGTATTACCAGGTACGCATACGTCATCATACACATCAAGTGTTTCAAACGATATCTTCGGTGGTTTCCACAGCTTCGTCTTGAACTTGATTGCTGCATTCAAAAAGTAATTTAGTCAAACAATCATAGGAGGATTTACATTATGAGTTTCTTTAACGATTTCCACGTATTACCAGGTACACATACGTCATCATACACATCAAGTGTTTCAAACGATATCTTTGGTGGCTTCCACAGCTTCGTCTTGAACTTGATCGCTGCATTCAAAAAGTAATTTAGTCAAACAATTATAGGAGGATTTACATTATGAGTTTCTTTAACGATTTCCACGTATTACCAGGTACGCATACGTCATCATACACATCAAGTGTTTCAAACGACATTTTCGGTGGTTTCCATAGCTTTATCTTAAACTTGATTCCTGCAATCAAGAGCTTATTCAGCAAGTAATCAAAACTAATCTTTTAGGAGGATTTATATTATGAGTTTCTTTAACGATTTTCACGTATTACCAGGTACGCATACGTCATCATACACATCAAGTGTTTCAAATGATATCTTTGGTGGCTTGCACAGCTTCATCTTGAACGTTATTAAAGCGATCAAGGGATAATCTATTTCGATAAACTAATTAATTAATATATTAATTAATGTCTTGATATTATTTAGATAATGAGGGAGGATATACATTATGAGTTTCTTTTCAGATTTACACTTTTTACCAGGTACGCATACTTCATCACACACCAGCTACGTTAGCAACCAACCACTTGGTACTTTCTACCAATTCGTATTGAACGTAATTGCTGCATTCAAAGGCTAATTAATTAACAATTAAAGGGGATTAATCTCATGAGTTTTTTCAATGATTTTCATATTTTACCAGGTACACACACATCATCATATACATCAAGTGTTTCCAACGACATCTTTGGTGGATTACACAGTTTTATCTTAAACGTTATTGCCGCATTCAAGGGCTAATTCGTTAAATATAACTGAAATGCCAACAAAATCGTTATGGTGTTATTAAGCACGACACGATAAGCACGACTAAGATGATGGGCTGGCAAGCGATTTGTCGCCCATCATTTTACATAAATGCAGAAAATCGTGGGTGCTCGGGGAGGATTCCATATGTCAAAAGATAATCAAAAAATGACCGGTGATTCGGTTTATCGGGTAAAGATGTATAAAGATGGCAAACGTTGGGTTTATGCCGGCGCAACCACGTTAGCTTTGGCTGCAGGTTTAGTATTTGCCAACGTTAATGCTTCTGCTGATACTGCTGCTAGCTCAGACGCAACCACGGAACAAGTTTCTAGTGCTGCCAGCTCTGCTGCAACTAGTTCAACGGCGACTTCATCAGCTGCTACGGATGCCAGTTCTGCATCTTCAACTGCAACTTCAACTGCAACTTCAACGTCAAGTACGGCTAGCTCAACTGCTACTACTTCAAGTAGTGCTGCCAGCTCGACTGCTTCTTCAGCTGCTACGTCAACAACGAGTGCGGCTAGTTCTTCAGCTGCAACTGTCAGTGCGACTACACCAGCAAGCAGTGATGCGACTTCGACCTCAACGGCGACTGTTGCAGCAACCGCTGCTAGAGCTTCAGTTGCAACACCAGCTTCTGCTGCAGCAACGGCAACCACGACTGCTGCAACTACAGCCCCAACAGTAACGGCACCAGCTTCTGAAGCTGCTAATCAAACTGCTGCTGGCTCAGTTAATGCTGGAACGTTATCAAGTGCTGTTAACACGAGCGAACCAGGCAAAGTACAAGATAATACCTTTTTTACTCCTACAGATGTTACGGGGACTAAAATCAGTTTAACCGCCAAGCACACGTATGAAGTTGCGGTTACTCTGAAAAAGAGTGCAAAATTGGATTGGTCAAATGCAATTGGCCAGCTAACAATTGCAGCTCCTACCAGTAATTCGAATGGTACTTGGACTGCAATTGGTTATGGTACGAGTGCTGGAATCACAAAGGTTGATTCGGCAACCGATACAGTGAAAATTCTTGCTTCTGATGTTGCGGATTATGATACGGTAACAGCCCTATTCATTTTCACAGCAAGTGATAATGCAACTCAAGATTCTTTTTCTGCTCCGTTGACATTTACTGGTAGCACAGCAGTTAGTCAATTATCAAGCAATACAAATAATACTAGTGGTGCTTATCTACCATCTGCATGGACGTATACGACAGAAACTCGGGACATTTCCGTTGCCGCTGGTACGGTCGTTGTCCATTACGTTGATGAAAACAACAATAAGATTGCGGATGACACTACCGTTCAAGGTGATGTTGACAATACTTACACCGTTACACCTGCTACTTTCAGTAATTACACGTTAGATACGACTAAGTCCAGTGCTTTGACTGGAACAGTTGCCGCGGATACAACTGATTCAAACGGTAACATTACGGCTGCTGGTACTGAATTGACGTTAGTCTACTCACAGAATACCGAAGCCTCAAAATTAACTGTTAACTACATTGATGCTGATGGCAATACGATCTTACCTTCTAAGACTTATACAGAAGGTGCTGATGGTACTGCAGCTGAAGTTGGCGGTGCTTACAGTGTAAAGGCCGCTTCGATTGACGGTTATACCTTAACGGGTGATGCAACCAAAACTGGGACTTTTGTTTCTGGTGATAACACGGTTACCTTCACTTATACAAAGGACGCTACTCCAGTTGAACAATCAACGGTTACTGTAAACTACGTTGATGAAGCTGGTAACGTAATCAAGGATCCAACTACTACAACTGGTGATAACGGTACGGCTTACACGATTGCCCAACCTACCATTGATGGTTACACGTATAAGTCAGCTAGTGATTCTTTGACAGGAACGTATGATGGTAATAAGACCATTACTTTAACTTACACCAAGAATGCGGCCCCAGTTGAACAATCAACAATCACGGTAAACTACGTTGATGCCGATGGTAAGACGATCAAGACAGCTACGACCCAAACTTTGGATAACGGCTCAACTTATAAAGTTGAAACGCCAACGATCGATGGTTACACTTACAAGTCAGCTGATGCAGCCTTAACTGGTACGGTTGATGGTAATAAGACGATTACCTTAACTTACACCAAGGATTCAACGACACCAGTTGAAAATAAAGCTAACTTGACGATCAATTATGTTGACGCTGATGGTAACACCATCAAAGCATCCAGCGTAACTGAATATATCGTTGGTCAAGCTTACACGGTTGGTCAACCAGAAATTGCTGGTTACACTTATGACCATGCCACTGGTGATGCCATTGCCGGAACGATTGCCTACAACGGTAATACAGTTACCCTTGTTTACACGAAGAACGGTGGCACTACTCCAACTGAACAAACTAAGACGATCACAGTTAACTATGTTGACGCAGATGGTAATACGATCAAGAGTGCGACGACCACAACTTACAAAGTTGGGGACACTTACACGGTCGCAACACCTTCAATCGATGGTTACACTTACAAGTCAGCTGATGGTGCTTTGAGTGGTACGGTGGCTGATGACGCGACGATCACCTTAACTTATGCTAAGAATGATAACGGCGGCTCAACGACTGCACCTACCACCGCACCTGGTACCGGTGACAATGGTAATAACGGTGGTGGCACGACGACAACTGCACCTACGACTGCACCTGGCACTGGTGACAACGTCAACGGTGGCGGTACTGGTACAACTACAACTGCTCCTGTTACGACGCCAAGTGACGATACTGTTGATAATGGTAATGGCTCGTCAAACAACGGTTCATCAACGACGACTACTTCAACCGCACCAGCAACCACGGTTTCTGATGATGAAGTAACGCCAACGACGACGGCTACTACTAACAATGGGACTAGTGGGGTTGTTCCTGCATCAGCCTCATTGAAGCCAGTAGTTACGACTAAGACGACAACTTCAGACGCAAAGACGTTACCACAAACGGATGAAGACGAAAACGGGACTGCCTTGGCTGTCTTGGGTCTTTCAACCTTATTGATGGGTTCAGCGCTATACTTTGGCGTTTCTCGTCGGAAGCATGAAGCATAATAATTAGAATAGCTTGATTATTTGCTGAACGGATAGAAAGGTCAGCGATGACCTTTCTACTCTTTGAGCAAACAATCAAGTTTATGGAGGAGTTGCATTATGAAGATGTTCAATAAAAAGCGCAGAGATAAGAATGAGGATTACCGTAATCATTCTGAGCGTGCAACGGCGACTTCAACCGTTGCTGCTCAAAAGCCAAAACCAAAGGCGACTCAAAGTAGTACGACCCCCAATGTGCGGTCATCTGCTGGTGTCCGGCCAACTAGTAGCAGCGTGACTGCTTCAACTAGTGCCCCAGTTAAGGGCCAAAACCGGGTCAACCAACGGCGTACTACCCAAACAGCAGCCAAAAACAGTGTGGCCATTGAACGCGAAATGGCTGACTTAAACAAGCAATACCAAACTTTACGTGGGGAGCTTAAGGTCCAATTAGTTCAGGATCGTAAGCACGAAAAGCAACAGTATGAAACTTTAGTTGCCGAACAGTTAAACTTAGAACAACAGTTAAAGGACGCTAAGGTTACTCTGTCTAAACAGGACAAAGTCGTTAACACGAACGATAGCGAACGGCAGGGAATGGTCAAGACCATCAATGCTGCTCAAAAACGTTATGATGATGCTAAGAAAGCTCTTGCTAAGAGCGATCAAACCATCAAATCGTTGGAAAAGAAGATTACGCAGTCTGAACAATCATTAGCTGATTTGAAGCAAAATGAAGCTGATATGCGTAAAGCAATTCAGGGCGAACAGGATCTTAAGAAGTTATTCGTGTTGATGAAGCAACAGGAGAAGCAAGCACAGGATCTGTATCAAAAGAGTGACGCAATCAACAGTGAACTCGTGAAACTCCAGAAGCGTGAACAGACTGAAACCCGTGAACGTTCGCGGAAGGAACACGCGATTACGAGTGCGGAAAAAGACTTACATACCGCTCAAGATGCGTTAGTTGCTTATGATCGTAAGAAGAAGAGTGCTCAAGACGAACAAGAACGTTCACTCAACTTGATTAATCAGAAAATCAATCGATTACAACATGATTATGATCAAAATGCCACGATTGTTAAGGGGCTCCAACAAAAGATTGAAAGCATTGATGCCAAGTTAAAATCGGATTACGGGACGACTCACTTAGTATCGCCCGTCGAATTTGACCAGTCTGCAAAGTACTTCTTGTTCAGCACCGATCTGATTCAATCATTGTCTGGTGATGAAAAGGCTTCGATGGAAATGATCATGGGCTTATTGAAGAGTGAAGTTAAGGATAAAGCTAATGTTATTACGGTTAACTATAATGACAGTTTGCCAGAAATTTGGAACAGTTACCAATCAGCTGGCTTAGTTGATAAACGAACTGGCTTGTACAACATGTACTACACGATTCAGGCAAAGGTACCGGGTGCCGTTGCGAAGACTAAACCAGAATTACCTGATAATCCTGCATGGCAATATAAGCGCAATGCTGATAAGCAGATTGTGTCAATTGCCGATGATGGCGGTAACCCAATTATGACGTTGAAGTACCGTAAGAATGGTGCCATTTGGTACATGACTTACTTCAATGGGTCATTAGCAACTCGTCGGGATGTGTACGATGCTGCCGGGTTCTTGTCAGTCACTCAGTACCTTGACCGGACGAATAACTCACAAGTGACACTAGAAAACTTCTATCGTCCAGACCACTCTTTAGCAATGGTCAAGCAATATGGTAGTAACCACGAATTATCAATTCAATTAGTGAACAAGGAAGAAGCCATCACGAATGTCTTCCATTCTGAAGCACAATTATTGAACTGGTGGTTGGCATCAGTCTTACAACAACAAAACAGTGTGTTGGTTATGGGAGTTAACGCCCCATTGTTCGACCAATGCTTACAAGCAACGAATGATAATTTCCATCTCTTACCAATCGTCTCTGCTGATGATTTGGATAATCAACACGTCCAAGATATTATCAACGGAAAGAGTAAGTTGTCGAGCTTAGTTGTAACGGATCGTGATGTTCAGACTGCGATTGAGAAACAAATGACACGTGATCTTGAAATCACCGTTATGCCAGCTGCAGAAGTCCGTGCGTAATCACGGGGTTGTTGATGATGCCTTGAACGTGACGCATGAATGGGGTTTTAAATAATGATGAAGACTAATACTAAGAAGGCCAAGTACGACGATGCGGAATTGTTCGAAAAAGTCTTAGTGGGCATGTCATGGCTTGAAAGCCATCTTCGCGAGATTATTCAAACGATGGTGACTGATGCGGACGTGTCGTTCGAACAGTTCTTGATTCTCTACTATCTTGACCATAGCACTGATCACCGGATTACGGTGAAAGAGCTAGCCGCTGACCGCCACGTCTCTTCTTCAGCGATTTCAAGGAAACTGACCTACTTGATCAACAATGACTTGATTGTGTTGAACATCGATCCTTATGATCGTCGGTACCGTTATCTAACGTTAACCGCCAAAGGTGAGAAGTTAGCACGGGTCATTGAAAAAGTTAACGAAGAACGCCTTGGCAAGTTCCTCGACGAATTTGGCCGGATTCGAACCTCTGAATTAACTGATGAGCTTCGGATGGTCAGCAAAGTTTTAGTGGATACCAAGGAAATTAAAGGCTAGTAAAAAAGAGTCATTCAACTTGTATAAGCTGAATGACTCTTTTTAGTGTTAAATATTGATCGCTAATGAGAACAAGATAAAACCACCAAGTAACATGGCAAGAATCGCCACGACCACCCACAGCACTTGACGGACGTTGTGCCGCACGCGTCGCTCAACATGGCTCTTTGATTGGAGATGCTCATGTTGGGCATTAAATAGCGAAGCATTCGTGTCTTTGACCCAATCAGCACCATGCTGACCATAGTAGGGGTTGGTGTTATGATTGAGCGAGTGGGGGACCCGGCCATTTGATTTGGTTAACGGTTGATAGCGCCGCATCGTAATCCTCTTTTCAACGGTTGTTTAGTTTTTCTGGGCCTTATAAGGAACGGCATAGTTCTTAGGGGCGTCGTTAGCTTTTGCATACTTCCAGTGCCCAGACATCTTCTTTTCGAGTGGGGCATCATCTTTGATGCAAGTAAAGCGAGAGCCAACTTCATTTTCGATAATGAAGATCCGGTTAAACTCGTGCCGCGTCTGAACAATGTGACAATCATTGTGATCGATACCAAAAACATCTTTGTATACCAACAACATTATCTCCTTTGGATTGAATTTAAAATAGTGACAATTTTACAAGGCTTCACAGACAGTCTACACTATCTATTATAAACCCCTAATCAAGTCCGTAAACCGTTTTGAGTGAAAAAAGATAAAATTGCACTGGCAAGGGTGTGACAATTCATAAAAAGCCACGCAGGTAAATTTGAACTTACCTGCGTGGCTTTATCCGTACTTCTGATTGGGTATACTGGGAACGACCCCCATATCACCAAAAATGCTTGTATACCAGCTATTATGAGGCGTTCAGGCCATTAAGAAATTGAGTTGGCTGTCCTTTTGGCTGACTACCATTAAATTAACCCTATTTCCTGCTAGAGCTGGAAATGTTTTTTTTAACGTGGTCCACGTGGTCCCGTGGTCCATATGGTGGTCCAACGTGGTCCACTTGGTAAAATGCGTCAAATTTAGTAGTCTAAATATTAAAAATTAAGGTAATTAGCCAGTTTTTCGGTGGCCTCATTTTTTTGCTTGGCAGTAACTGCGGTGTAAATATCTAAAGTTGTGCGATAGCTTGAATGCCCTAACTGGTCTTGTACTGACTTTATGGAAGCATGGGCTTCAAATGCAAGCGTCGCATAAGTGTGGCGGAATGCGTGAACCGTAACATGCTTCAAGTCATATTTAGTTAGAGTATGTTCAAGCCATTTACGTGGCTTAGATGGTTGAAACATCTCGTTGTTTTCATTAGCAAACACATAGTGGTTACCTTGGTTGATGTTAAAGCCGAAACGTAGTAGCCATTCTTTTTGGTCAACTTGCCAGTGTTGCAATATTCTGATCGTAGTGGGATCTAAATACACTGTCCGATTGCTACGCGCTGTCTTAGGCGCTTGTACTAGCAGACGGGCACCATCACCACGGGATTGTGTTTTATTAACCCGTATAGTGTGATTGCTAAAATCAATGTCAGACCATTCTAAGCAAAGCATTTCAGATTTTCTCATACCAGTAAAGGCCGCTAAACGAAAGAATACACTGGCTTGCGGTGTATTGTCATCATCATTCAGGCACTCAAAGAAGTGTTGTAATTCAGCCTTATCAAAGTAATTTTCTAAATTTTTGCGTGAACGATCATTTTTATTTACTGGCACAATAACGCGCTTAGCGGGATTTTCACTGATCAAGTCAATATTAATGGAATAATCAAGCACCTTGGCAACGTAATTCATTAGAGTATGATACTTTACTAAGCCAGCATTAAACCACTGATTTATGGCTTTTTGACAATCCTTAATGGATATTTTAGCAATCCTGTAATCACTAAATATTGGTAAAATATGAAGCCGGAACAGCCGTTGAGTCGTTACCCAAGTGCTTTCCTTAACCGTTTGTTTATATTGTGTGAACCACAGCTGGTAAATATCTTTAAAAATTGTATTATCGTTTTTAGTTGGTAGCCCATGATTGTAAATATCAAGTTCAAGTCTTGATAATACAATCTGGGCTTCTTTTTTTGTCTTGAATCCACGGCGCCGGGTATTTTTCTTTTTTCCCGTTAGTGGATCAACGCCTAAATAAACTTGAAACTGATAACGGGTATTCCCGTCCTTGTCCTGATACTTCTTGATTGTTGCCATTTATAATTTCCTCCATAACGTACCGTGCGGGGGCAGTGTTATGTATGAAATTAGAATGGTAATTCGCCAAAATCATCAACGTTTAATAGATCAGACTTGAAGTCCGTGTCTAATATTAGATTTTTTGGCGATAATGAGAATGAGACATCTTCGTATGCTAATCTTTCGTTTAAGGATTCACTTATAGCTTGGGCTAAATTATTTTTCAATTGATCCCACACAATCGAACGAAAACCGGGCGTAATTTTTTTGTGCCAAAAATCTGCAAAGCCGGCACTTTCATTCTCGTCTCTTGTTAAAAGAATAGGAATATCAGTGCCAACAGATCCGTTACCATTAGAGCCCAAATATCCAAAAATTTTGCTTTTGGTACTGACGTTATTTACTTTGATATAGATATCAAATTTGATGTCTTCATCCCTTAAATGAACTGTATCTCGAGTCACGTCTGTGAAGAGAGCTTCGTTTTTAGTGATTGTAATGTCAAAATCAATATTGAATGGAAGATATTCAAAAAAATCTGTTGGTTCAATATGCAAAAATTGGCACAAAGTATCTACTGTTTCAAGCTGTATCATTTTACCAGTATTTGATGCAGTAGCTGTAATTGTGTTTCGGGATAAATTCGGTAGCTGTGCAGCTACTCGACTAATTTTTAAGTCTCTTTCAGCCAACAATTCAGCTAATCTATTTCTAATCATTTATAAACCTCCCTCATCTAAATTACCAATATTATAACCATTATGACTATAAAAATCAAAAAATGACAACAAAAGTTGTCTTTTTTAGTTGACACTCATCATGATTGTCTATATACTGGTTTTTGTTCACAAATGACAAGTATTGTTGTCAAAAAAACAAAAAAGGAATGAGCGCTCATGAAAGATGATAACAAACGATACTTAACTATTTCTCAAGCCATGCATTATTTCAATATTAAATCACGTAATACCTTGAAGAAAAATTTCATTGCCAAGGGCTTACCAGTTGTAATTATCAATGGTACTAAACGCATTGATCAAGTGGACGCAGACAAGTTCATGGAGGCACATAAAGTTTAATTGCACCGTGCGGGGGCAGAATAATTTTAAGGAGGTGATTTCATGATAGCAACAGTAATCTTATGGGCAATCAAGTTTATGATTGTGTCGTTTGTCGGCAACGTGGTGGTTAAGTTAATCAAGAACCCACGTCGGTATTTTGGAATGTGAGGTCAGTCGCATGGGAAAGCATACAAAAAAGACCTACTTTACTTTGGCGAGTAGTAGGTCAGAAAGAAATAATCAAAAATATGCTTTCCCTTATTTTAACACGAATAAGGAGAATGGAAAATGACAAATAGTGAATTAGTGGAACAAGCTAAGAATTTATCAGCGGCACGTGACAATCTGCAAATGGCAATTGATTACTTAGATATGGTATCTGCGTCAGTTAATAGTGGGGACACATGGGCTGGACAATTATTTTTCTCAGACCACCGCGCTGGAAACGTTGTTGAAAACATGCAAAATGTTGCTGATTCGATTATGGCAGTTAGCAATGACATTTGTCCCGAAGATTAGGCGGTGATGAACAATGAAAGATTTCGCAACGCTTGATAAAGCCATTGAGCTGGCCCAGCGAGGCTATGCGGTTTACCCATTGATTGAGAATACGAAGAAGCCACCTAAAGGGGTGGCCGGCTACCAAGCCGCAACTAGTGACCAGAACACCATCTTTGCATGGTTCAAAAAGCACCCGACTTACAACTTAGGATTGCGCCTAGATTTATCGGATTTATTGGTTGTTGATATTGATATGCACGATCCAACTAAAAATGGTCGGACTAGCTTGGTACAACTATCCAAACAAGGATTGACATTACCAAGTGACACCTATATTGAACAGACAGCTAACGGTGGCGTACATTACTTTTTGAAATACACGGGCGCTAAGGCTCGCAAGATTGACGTTTGGCCTGGCATTGATTTGTTAAGTGATTTCACAGTGATCGCACCAAGTGAGATTAACGGCAAACAATATAAACCCTTAGACGGCCGGACCTTAGCTGATGTTAAGCCGGCTCCTCAATGGCTAGTTGATAAGTTGGCGGGCCAAAAAGTGAACTGGTCGTCAGAACACGCCTATGCCACACACCGAAAGAAGTATACCGGTCGCTTGCTGGACGAGATGGTAAATGGAACAACCCAGGGCAATCGCAACGCTTGGTTAACTAAAATTGCCGGTCGTATGTTTGGTGTCGGTGCTGGTCCCAAGACAGTCTATAACATGCTGTCAGTGATCAATGATTCGTTCGTGGATCCGGCACTACCAAGCAAGGAAGTTAATGTGATTTTTCAATCCATTTTAAAACGAGAGAGTAAGGGGGTTCATTAATGGGCAAAGCAATGGATTTACCAGCAGAGACCCGAGAAGCGGCCAACAATGTTATCAAAATGCAACGTGACGCTGATTGGCAGAACGATTTCAAAAAGAATTCGGACGATGGAATCAAAACACAGTCTCTTTACAATATCCGCTTAATTATGGAACATGACGAAATGTTGAAAGGGCTAGTTGTCTTTGACGAGTTCTCGGAACAAATTGTCAAAACACCACAAGCAGAAAATTCACTGTTCAAAAAAGGTTTTTGGAATGATAGTGATGACACGTTATTGAGAAATTATATTGAGGATCATTACAACTTGTTATTCAGCAAGGAGAACATTACCGACGCAGTAGTTACAGAGGCACGCCGCAAGACAATCAATCCGGTTAAGGCTCGTATTGAAGCGGTAGAATGGGACGGCCAGCCACGTGCTGAACGTTATTTCATTGATTACTTAGGTGCCGAAGATAATCATTACACCCGCACCATCACTAAGAAATGGCTAACTGGTCTTATTGCCCGGGCCTATGTTCCCGGCGTTAAGTTTGAAATTGTTCCTATCTTAGAGGGAAGCCAAGGACTTGGCAAGAGTACGGCTGGTAAGAATCTATACCCGGATAAATTCAATGATTCGTTGAAAGGAATGGGTAAGCAGAAAGACGATTATCAACAGTTGCAAGGTAGTTGGATTATTGAAGTTGCCGAGCTTTCCGCCATGAAGAAAACGGACATTGAGGGAATTAAAAATTTTATTAGTGCACAAACCGACACATATCGGAATAGTTACGGCCGCTATGCGTTACCGCACCCACGTAAATGCGTATTTATTGGCACAACTAACCAAACCGACTATTTAAAGGACGCGACCGGTGAACGGCGTTTTTATCCAATTAAATGTGGGGTCAACAAGGACAAATTAAATGTATGGCACCCGGACGAGAATTACATTCTTCAAGTATTGGCGGAAGCCATGTACTGGTTTAGGAATGGTGAACTGCTATATCTGGATCAGGCCACTATGAAAGAGGCTAAGGCGTATCAGATGGCTGCGGAAGCTGTCGACCCTATGCGAGATGCCATCGAAGCGTTTTTAGCAATGGAAGTTCCCACAGATTGGGGAAATATGAGTACCGGCTTAAAACAAAGCTATGTCAGTGACTACGGCCATCAATCTAAGTGGCTACAAGATCAAGTTAGTAATGAACGGAAACTACTCAATCAAACAACAACTCGGGAAATTATGGAAGTTGTCTTCCATAAAACAGTTGATCGTTATTTAACCGGGCGAACAAACTCGGAAGCTAAGCGAATCAAGTTATTAATGGACAATATGGACGGTTGGAAAAGTCAACGAATTAGAATGAATGGCCAACGTCTACATGGGTATATGCGCGAAGTTTAATCAGAAATTTACCAAGTGGACCACGTTGGACCACCATATGGACCACGGGACCACGTGGACCACGTTAAAAAAAACATTTCCAGCTCTAGGAGGAAACACGTATGAAATGGCAAGAAATGCAATTATTGAGGGACACAAAATATAGCAGTTCAGAAAATCTCAAAAAATTTGAAGACGTATTTAAGTTTGATAAATGTGCCGTGTATGAACGCCCACATAGTCTCGAAAAATTACTAGCTGGTGAGCGTTCATACAATGCGGGTAAGAAGTATGATACACCACCTTACCTTGGGGAGTGGTTAGATCATGCCGAATTACAAAAGGTAAGTGGGACTACACGCGTTGTTGCAATTGCTCATGATTATGGGCCGGCCGATAGCGTTCATAGCAAAATAGCGGAGCACGTCTTGTCGCTTGATTTAGTGGGCGTGATCTTTGATAGCAAAGTAGATTGGTATTATCCCGGCCAGTCTTCACTAGTAATGATTATGAGCAAGGAAACATATAACTACTATTACTATGACCTGTTGGCAAATCATCATGTTGTTGATGTAGTTAAGAAGCAATATTTTAGAGAATAAAAGGAGTTTAAAATAATGAAAATTAAGATGGTACATGCTGACAATATGGAGGAGTTATTTGCGCAAGTTTCGGAAGTCGACAAAGCACAAGATATTGACGATGAGTTGATAGGCACTAGTATTGATTTTATCAAGGTGAGCGATTCAAAAATGATTTATTGCGAAGCATTGGTTTATAGGACTGGTGATGACGATGAAGAACTATAATCTAAACCGCCTAAATAAGCGAGTACAGTTTGGCACCGTCAAGTCTGTTCAGAACCCAATAAACGGCACAACCAAACAACAATTCGTGACACTGTTCACTGTCTGGTATGGTGAGTACACGTTAACTGTCAGTAATACCATTAGCCTTACTGGTACGACTGCGACAACTAATGAGCTGATTGTAGTACGCCATGACGATCGAATCACGACGGCCTTGGAAGCAATACTAGATGGTGTTGAGTATAAGGTTGCTGGCGTTAGTTCTGATAGTGAACTGAATGCCTATGACGTGGTAACACTAACTAAGGTTAACGGTCATGGCTAAGCCAATGAAGCAATGTGAGCACCCAGGTTGTCGGACGTTGGTTGCCTATGATGTACGATACTGTGAGAAGCACCGCAAGGCCACTAACAAGTGGCGGTATCACAAACGGTTGTACGATTCTGACGAGAGCAAGTACCAGCAGTTCTACAAGTCTTCGGCATGGCGCAAGTTGTCACGGCGGTTCCTTGAAAGCAATCCGGTATGTGTACAGTGCTACCAAGATGGGGTGATCCGTAAAGCCGATGTGGTCGATCACGTTATCGAAATCAAAGACGATTGGTCCCGGCGACTTGATGAAAGTAACCTACAACCATTGTGCTACCGACACCATAACCGAAAAACGGGATTGGTTAGAGAACAACGGGAACAACAAACTAAATAACCAATGAGTGTCGTGCTGAAAGGTACGACGCTTTTTAGTATCTGCAGTCGCAAGTTACGACCCCAACGCACTAACTTGGTGCACTAGCTAACTCGCTAAGATGACGTGACAGGTTGCTTGTGCTACCTAAGCTTAACTTAGGTAGGTAAACAAAAAGCCGCCCGTTAAGGCGACCGCTTACATCTATGATAATTAACCTGACAGTTAAGCTAATTATATCACGTGAAAGCGAGAAAACAATTTGTGAGTCGCAATTTTATACCCACAATTCAATATTCATATTGAAAGGTGTTTCCACAAATGTGCGGAATAATGGACATGGCCATTTTAGCCACGCAGGTAGTAGATCTGCGCAATACTGCGCTGAACTTTCAGCCGAGCTACTGAGTCGAAATTTTCGACCGAGTTAACCAACCCGCATTTTGCGTCTACGTTGCCAAAAGTGGCAATGGACTGCGCCGATTTCTCGGCCGAGTGAACAATTCAAGCTGGCGGCTCAACTTTGAGCCACGAGACTAATTCAAAACAGCATGACAGCCCAGAAACGTTGATATGGGGGGGCTATGGTCGACACGAAGGAGCGGACAGCATACTTTTGTGTTTATAAAAGTCCCTTTTGAGCTTTGATTTTTTGCTGATTTTGCTGGATTGTGAAATATCCCTACTAATAATGCGAAATTTAAACAAATAGCCAGTCAGGGGGTAACGTGTAAATATATACATGTTATTAATTGCACTTTTTAGAGATATGTGCGATAATATAGGTATAATAAAAGAATTCTGGATATATGTATCAATCAGCCGCTATGGGTCTAACCCGTGGGGGCTTTTTGGTACGTAAATTTAAACGAAAGGAGTGCTCCGAATGAGCCAAAAAGTAAAAGCCTTAGCTAGTATGAAGAAACATTTAACCAATGATGAGCGTGATCAACGTAAGGACGCTGAAAAAGCGTTATTTGATTATCCGGTGCTTGATTTAACCCCACCAGATTGGTTACATGATCGGGCCTTGACTGAATGGCAACGGGTAGCGCCTTATTTAAAGGCCAATACCCCAATTAGTGAACTTGATCGGGCCATGTTAGCCAGTTATTGCCGCGCTTATGCAACAGTACAGACTTGCGAGAATGATATTCGTAAGAACGGGCTGGTACAAACTAATCAAGAGACTGGTGTACGTAAGCCGAACCCTTACGTGGCCTTGCAGTCACAAGCGATGAAAGATTTAAAAGCCTTAGCCAATGATTTAGGCATGTCGCTATCGAGCCGGGCTCGCATGGAATTAAACAAGCAAAAAGATGAAACACCCGAAGATACTTTTGAGGCGATGTTATCATGATTGAATATGTTGACCAAGTGTTATCGGGTCAAGTGTTGGCTGGTCAAAAAATCAAATGGGCGTGTGAGCGATTTAAACGCGATTTAAGCCGTTCTAAGGACGACAGCTTCCCGTTCTACTACGACGAAGACAAAGCGGCACAGGCGGTCAAATTTATCGAATTAATGCCTAAGACTGACGGTAGCCAACTCACCATGCAACCATTTCAAAAATGGATTATTAGCGAACTGTATGGCTGGCGCGAAAAAACTACTGGTAACCGCCGCTATGATCGGGCGTTTATTAGTATGGCCCGTAAGAATGGTAAAACCTATCTGGCTTCTGGCATGGCCGCTAATGGCCTTTTAAGAGAACGTCAGCCCGCCCGCAACCGACAAGTATTATTCGTCAGCAACGCACTTAAACAAGCTAAATTGGGCTATGACATGCTTTCAAGTGGGTTACGGCAAGTCCGCAAGCAATCGAAGTACATGCGGCAACGAATTAAGGTACAGAAGCAAGCCATTACTGACTTAGAAACTGATTCGCAAGCCTTGGCCCTTGCCAGTGATACCAGTACGCTTGATGGTTATGCCGGGACGACCGTTATTTTAGATGAATGGCACGAAGCTAAAGACCGCAAAGTGTACAACGTTTTAAAGTCTGGTCAAGCACAAGAAGATAACTCCCTGCTGGCGGTTATTTCCACCTCGGGTCTTAACCTTAACGTCCCAATGCACGCCGAATATGACATGCTGACGGACGTTTTAAAGGGGAAAACCGAAGCTGACCGTTATTTTGTGGCAATATGGGAACTGGACGACCGCGAAGAAGTTTACGATCAAGCCAATTGGATTAAGGCCAACCCGTTGTTCAGTGAACCACACGTTAAACAACGCATGACGGAAAAGATTCAGGCTGACGTTGACCTTGCCATTAAACAAAATAATCTCATTCCAATACTGGTTAAGAACTTCAACATGTGGTTGCAAGCCAGCGAGGACAGTTATATTTCAGCAGACGATTGGGCCGCTGGTAAATTGGCAAAGGTGCCCGACTTACATAATCGTGACGCCTATATTGGCATTGATTTATCAAAAAGTAATGACTTAACCGCGGTTAGTTGGCTCGTTCCAATTGGTAACGGTCAGTTTTATTGTGACAGTCATTCATTTGTGGGGACTAAATACGGCCTTGATTCTAAGATTAAACGTGATGGCATTGATTACAGGTCAATGGAACGGGCGGGTGAGTGTAGTATCACCCGATTAGATAGTGGCATTATTGATTATGACAATCTATTTGATTTTGTACAAAAACTGGTCGGGAAATACAACTGGAAAGTGAAAGCAATCGCTTATGACCCGTATAACGCGCAAACGTTAATTACAAAATTCGAGAAATTAAGCTACCCACTGTTTGAAGTGCGACAAGGCACCAAGACTTTGAATATTCCAACTCGTAATTTCCGTGATCAGCTTTACGATGACAAGATTAAACATAACGGCAATAAGATTCTCGCTTATGCGGTCAATAACGCCATCTTGAAAGTGATAAACAATGGTTGGCAACTGGATAAAGCCCGTAATAGTAACCGGATTGACCCGATTGCGGCGTTGATTAACGCATTTGTAGCTGGTATGGACTATTACCAAGAAAGTGAGGATCAACAGCATGCAGAAGATTACTACAAAACAGCGACTGCGGCAGATCTGTTCTAATTATGTACAAACAATCTTGTTGGTGCTTGGCTTAATCTGCTTAGTGATTGGTTTTGGTTGCTGGTTCAGCTGGCAAGCGGGGTTAATATTGGCTGGTATAGCCATGATTCTGCTGGCCTTGCTAATTAATTATGAAAAGCAAAGAGGTGATTAAATGAGTTTTTTTGTTAAAAGCAATACCACCAGCGGCACGCATGATCCGGTGGCTGACGCCTTGGTTAGTTTATCAAGCAACGACCCGTATACGTTTGTGAGTGCGGCGGTGTTGCGTAATAGTGACATTTACGCGGCGATTAATATTATTGCGAGCGATATTGCCAGCAATCCAATTATGTGTGATACAGCAATCTTTAACACGATGATTAATCAGACCCCCAATAGTCAGATGGACGGGTACCATTTTAAATATGCGTTAGCGGCTAACCTGTTACTCAATGGCAATAGTTTTGCCGAGATTTTGCCTAATCATACGTTGAAATTGATTGCCAATAACCAATTGACAGTTGAACAAGATGACGTCAGTGGGGCGTTGACCTACACCTATACCCCAACTGGCGGTAACAGTCGTCAGATCGCGCCTAACAACATTTTACATTTTAAATATTTCACCAAAGACGGTGTATCGGGAATTAGTCCCCTATATGCCCTCAAAGATGAACGCCAGATTCAGTCGGCCGGCAATAAATTGCTAACCGGCTTTTTTACTGCTGGTGTGCACGGCACCACGATTATTAAAGTCCATCAATCTGATTTAGGGCCGGAAGCTAAGGACAATATTCGTAAACAGTTTGATGAAGCCAATACGGGTGACAATGCGGTAAACACGATTGTGACTGACGATACGATGGACATTAGCAACTTATCCTTAAATACCGATGTATTAAAGCTGGTCAATTCTAATGACTGGACGACCCGACAAATTGCTAAGGCTTTTGGCTTACCACCGGAGCGCTTAGGGGTTGAAAACGATCATTCTAACCAAGAACAAAGTGGCGTGCAGTATCTACAAGGGACGTTGCAACATTACTTTGATAGCTTTACCAGCGAGCTGTCGTTCAAGTTTGGTCATGACTTTACGTTTAATACGGACAAGCTATTGAGCCTTGATCCGCAAACGCAACAAGCCCAAGCGGTGGCTGGTTTCACTGGTGGCGTTATGAGCCGTAACGAAGCTCGGGCCAAGATTGGCTTGCCACCAACTGACGATGGCAATATTTTCTTAAACTTACAAAAGAATGGAGTGAATACGAGTGAAGAATAAGCAACGATTTACCTTAGCGGCCGAACTGAAAGCCGAAAAACGTGACGCCGTTCCAACCAAACCCGAAAATCAGGATCAGTCTAATCCTGGTGAACCAGCCACGCAAGCCCAACAAGTTGATGGCAAGCCGGTTATTTCTGGTTATGCCGTAGTGTTCAATAGTCCCTCATTGAAAATGAGTACGAATGATGGCACTGAATTTGTTGAAATGATTGATCCCGCCGCCCTTGATGGCTTGGACTTATCAAAATTAGTCCTATTGAATAGTCATAATTGGGCGCAACCGTTAGCCCGGGCCGACAACGGGAACCTCACCACGAGCGTTGATGATACGGGTTTAAAGTTTACGGCGGAGCTAGACCCTAGCGTTAGTTATGCGATGGATACGTATAACAATATTAAAAATGGGGTAATCGGTGGGTGCTCGTTTACCTTTGATTTAGACAATGGCGATGATACTTGGACGCAAGATACTGCGAGTGGTCAAGTGACCCGGACGGTTAATCATATCAAAGACTTATACGAATTAACGACTACGGCCATTCCAAGTTATGGGCAGTCGAGTGTTCAGCAAGTGATTCAAATTGAAAGTCGTAGTTACGAAAAATTTATCAATCAAGCAAAGGAGCCTGACAACATGACAAAACAAACAATTATTGATCCTAATGGCAATGAAAGCAAAACCGGTGTTCCGGCATTTGAACAATATGTACGGACACACGGGGAAACACGGGACGGTTTAAAGACTGACGGGGTCAGCGCGGTTATTCCTAAGGAACTGATTACCCCCGTTTTCCAATTAAAGCAATCCAATTACAATCTTGCCCAATATGCGACAGTCAAGCAAGTTTCTAGTGGTTCCGGGACTTATCCAATTGCTACTAGCCGACAATCTGCGGTATTGGCTACTAAGGAAGAACTAGCGGAAATTGCCGACGTTAACGCGAACATGTTTACGGAAGTGCCATTTGATGTGAAGACCCGGGCGGGTAAGATTGCCTTATCTAATGAAGTGGTGGAAGACGCCGAAGTTGATATTGTCAGCGAAGTTAAAAACCAATTACAACAATTGGTTGATAACACGGACAACACGCAGATTATGAGTTTGTTAACGGGAACCAGTTTCACCAAAGCAACGGCTACCAATATTGATGATCTTAAAAAGATTTTCAATGTGACGTTAGATCCCGCTTTGAGCAAAATGTGGTTAGTGAACCAGTCCGGGTTCAACTACCTTGATACCTTGAAAGATTCCGAGGGACGTTACCTGTTACAACCGAACCCAACGGCACCCAGTGGCTTCACCTTGTTAGGGGCGCCAGTCGTCATGATTAGTGACAAGTTACTGGCCAACAACGTCGACGGGACTTCCCCAATGATTGTGGGGGACTTATCACAAGCGGTGGCGGTTTTCCGGCGTAACCAAGTAACCGCCCAATGGGACAAGTTTGACCAGTTTAGCCAAGGTCTTTCCGTCATTGTGCGGAACGATTATAAAGTGATTGATAAGACCGCTGCAATCAACGTGGCGTTAAAAACCACGCCTGGTAAATAATCGTACCCACTTTTGGGCACGGTTATACAAGGGGGTGTCTAAAATGGACACCCCTATACATAAATTAAAACTAAGGGGGGGAACGAATCGTTACCCCCACAAAGGAAGTGATTACATGGCTGTAACCGTTGATGATATTAAACTAAGCCTAAGAATTGACGTAACCGAAGATGACCCAATGATCCAAAGCTATTTAGACGCCGCCAAGGACTACGTACAGACAGCTGTTAGCAAAAATGGAGATTTGACTGGCTACAAACAGTACGATTTTGCCGTGTCCTTGCTGACACAATTCTGGTATCAAAACCGGGTAACCGATATGACAAAGACACCGTATCAAGTTGTTAGCATGATTCAACAATTGCGCGGTTTAGTAACCGGATAAGTTTTAAAGTGAATATGATTCATTTTAAACAATTATAGGTGAAAATGTTTGTTTTAAGTGCTATAATATAAGTGTTGATATTAGTCAAGACGGGGTGCAATAGCCCCGTTTTTTTAATACATATATCTGGGATCAGAAAGTGTGATTCTAATGCGCCAAGATGTTAAGAAGATTTGTAATTTATTAAAGCAATATGCCAAACTAAAACGTGAATTGACGGCTTTTAATCAAGTTTCTAGTCCCTCGTTCGATGGAGTATCAAGCCATAGCAGCCGAAACGGTGCTGAAAGCCGCCTGATAAACCACGTTGATTTGTCTTACCAGTTAAAAGAAGTCGAAGACGCCCTAAATGCAATTGATGATCCACAATATCAGTTCATCTTACATGATTACATTATTAAGAAACGTTTCAGCCGCAGTGAAGCTTGTGGCCAATTATCGGTTAGTGTCAGCAAGTTTAATTATATGAAGAATGAAGCATTACACGCTTTTGCAAAATTTTACAGTGATCTAACGGTTTGAATGCCTACTATAGCCAAACTTCAACAATTTTAGTGTATAATTAATAATGTGCAGTTAAATATTTGCTGGAGTGTCCTTGTAAATGAGTTCTTTTATAAAAAAATGGTTGTTTGAAGTTACTTTAAATATTATATTGTTAATTGTTCCGGCTTATTTGATAGTTTTTAGCATATTTCAAGATGGCCCCATAGTTTTATGTTTATCTACGCCGGTACCTGTTTTTGGAATAAAATTATTAACGTTTAATTTTATGGTTTTGTCAGTGCTTGATTTTGTGCATTGGCCGTCTGCTTATCATGAACCTAAAACTATAAGAAAGGTTATTTTTGTGATACACATTACTATCGCAGTCATTGCCTTGATAATAAGCGTTAGACTAATGGCTTAACAATAAAAAAACTGTTAACCAAAGTTGGCTAACAGTCACTGCCCCGCGCAAGTATTAAGTCACTGGAAACAGTGGCTTTTTTGTTATATTTTTGGCTGTCCTTTTGGCTGACTTTTAGTGAAAAGAGATGACAACCAATGACAAACTAGAGTAATAAAAAAGCTGTAATCACGGTGTTTTTGACAACCAATGATAACAGCTGATAACGAATATTGGGTATACTGGGCTCGAACCAGTAAATTACGGATTCAGAGTCCGCTGCCTTACCAATTTGGCGAATACCCAATAACAACTATTTAATAGTAACTTTTCCAGCAAATACTGTCAAGACTTTGCTGAAACTTTGTGTCTATTTTTTGCATTTTTGCTTGAATATCGTATCAGTTGGTGGCTAAACTAGTTGAATGGAAGGTGAGTGTATGTCGAAGTCAGAATTAGATCATTTATTCGATCATCTGCGACAACAATTGATCGTATGGGCGGTCACGGCCATCGGATTAGCAGTTATGCGCAGCTTTTTGTTACCGCAATTATTGACTTTCGTTTTTTGGTGTAGTGTGGCCTACTGTTTGCTCTTATTTGTTGGTTTAGTTGTTGTGACGATTTTTAGGTGGCAAAAATCTTAATTATATTTGACAAGCCGCTTATCATTCGGTAAGATAATAAATGAATTTGTGCCCGCTGGTCAAATTGGTTAAGACGTCGCCCTCTCAAGGCGGAGTTACGGGTTCGATCCCCGTGCGGGTGATAAGTCGACAAATATAGAGAAACGACAAAGCACCAAAACGCTGATATAAAGGCGTTTTGGTGCTTTTGTTTTACACTCGAAAACCACTCAAACACGATATGTTCTTCCACGATTCTTCCAAAAACGAAAAAAGTAGCCAAAATACAGCAGTTTTTGGAAGAAAAATTAACAAATGATTTTGTAATCCCTTGCGGCACAAGGACTACAGCAATCATAAAATTATTATTTTTAAAATCCTTCGTCCATTAGCTCGGTAGCCTTCTTATCTGATACGCCGTTTTCTTCTTCAATAAGATGGACGTAGGTGTTAACGGTCGTTTCTAGTTTCTGATGTCGAAGGCGATGTTGAACATAGGGAAGGGACTCATGATTTAGGATAAGAATCGAAGCGTGTGTGTGCCTCATGGCGTGTGTTGTAACTTTGTTGATCTTTAGACGGTTACAAATACGTCCTAGCTCTTCGTTTGCATTCCCATTGCCCACGATTTTTCCTAGTTTAGACCAAAATACGAGGTTCTTAGGATTCTTCATTTCGTGCAATTCTAAATAATCTTTCTGCGTGCTACGATAGCTCCTCATAAAACGACAGTAGGCGGGGCCTATGGTTATATCTCCATCGGCCTGTCCATTTCCCTTAGTTGGACGAAAAGTCTGTCTACGGGCGTCCCACTGCTGTTTAATGTGAACTATTCCATTATTCAAATCCAAATTATCCCACGTTAGGCCAGCAGCTTCCTCGAACCTGGTTCCAGTTTCTAGTTGAAACAGCATCATTAGCATAGTCATGTGATCATAATCACCCGTTTTAATGAGGTATTTACGCAGTTTCTTATAATCGGACAGTGTCAAATACTTTTCCTCTACGGGCTTAGGAGGGCGTCCAGTGACGTGTGCCTTGTAAGCAAAGTCTCGTTTTAGAATACCATCAGCTACGGCGTCCTTGATTGCAGTGTGTACTTGTTGATGAAGCTTGTGAGATGTGGCAATTCCATGACTGCGGCCAAATTCGTTCAGGAACTTCTGATAATCTGGACGTTTAATTGAGCTCATAGGCTTATCCTTAAAATATGCAGAGACGTGACGCCAGTTGCCCATATACAGCTCATGAGTATGACGCGATACACCATCAGTCTTATATATTCTGATCCAATCAAGAAAGTAATGCTTTAGGCTCTCGGTGCTACGTGATAAGTCAGCACCTTCCAGCAGAGCATTTTTAGTTTTAGTTTCCCACTCAACAGCGTCAGTTTTGCGCTTTTCTAAATGAGTAACCGACTTATAGTTACCGTCATCATCCTTATAAGAGACACGGGCTTGCCATTTACCATTATTAAGTTTGGTTACTGACATGTTTCATTCCTCCCAACTGGAAATAATAATGGGTTGACATTTCCAAACGTATGTTCTTTTGAACTCAAAATATATACCCCATTAGGGGTATATATAAATAGCGTTGAAAAAGTTCCTGAAGAGTTTTAGCATTACCTGTTTAATGTCTGATAAAACTCAGACAACTGTACAAGTTGAATTTTTGAATTCTTGCTTGTTTTAGAAAGTGAGTCCAATTTATTAAGAAAACTTTTATAAAGATCAACCTTAGAAGTATCATTAGTTGTGATAATGATTTTTTGAACAAGGTTTTCAGTGACAACTTTATTGACATCATATAAAGTACTTTTTAACTCAGTAGCCATTGTAGCCGCATGTGCATAATCAAAAGATATGGCTTTAATGTACTTATCACCAACTTTAAAATCAAAAATTGGTTCGTCACTGAAATCACTAGCTATGTCTGGATTCCTCTCCAAATTGCTTAGATTATAGGATCTTAAGTTCTTTGAGAGGATTTTCTTGACCTCTAGTTTGGTAATCCGTTCTGATTTTGGACGATCATAGTATAGAAACGTTTTCTTCAGTTCATTAATATCCTTCCTAATTGTGGAATGATTAGTTTGAATCGCTTGGACTGGAGAAAATTGAAATTCATTTGATAAAAATGAGGTTTGTCTGCTAAGAAATGAGTCATCATTAAGGTAAGCAAAACGGTTTTCATAACCTATCGATTCAGTAGATAAATCGTTATCAACAGGATAGTTTAAATCAAATCTTAGAGAATCCATCGTTATCTTAAAAAAATCTTTATCATACTCATCATCAAAGGATGCAACACGACGCGTGTTTTGAAGCTTGTAAAAATGCGAAAAGCTGATACTAGGCGCATGGATAACTATTCCTACATTAATAGATTCCATACGTATTGAACTCGGTATATACCTTAATACTGAATAGAATAGTTTGAATTCATCCATGTAAATAGCCTCCTTTATTAAAGCCGAATTTTTGTTCTAATTTGTATACTATATCATCAGAATGTTCAATTTGAAAGCAGAGGAATTCATTTGCAGCGGTTATATCGTCCGTCGAAATTTCCCATTCGGAAGGAATGTTTTCAAAACAAGAATTTATTTGCTGCGGGGATAGTTTTTTTAATTTTCGACGAATTGGAGAAAACGGATGATTGACTTTTGGATGCCTCTTTTGAAACTCATCGGCAAGTAATTGATAAGAGGGATCATCAATTTCTTCAATTATCTCGGGCGGAGTTCTTGAGTCTTGAGCTAATGAAGTCGAGTTCCATACCTGAGCAATTCTAAAAATATTAGTATGGTCTAAAGCAATCAGATGTTTCTTATATCGAGTGGTAAACCAGTTTCCTTTGTTATCAGCACGATCCGAATTCATTACAAGCGTATCAAAAAAAATAATCTCAGGAAAGATATCATCATTTACAATATGGCTGACATTTACAGGATTAATTCCCAGTGTAATACCTGGTATCAGTTTTGAAACGAAACATTTCCCTGTTTTACTCTCATTATTTAAAAGGGCATCGTTAGAATTCAGAACTTCTAATGGGAGTTTAGCAATATTGACTTCTGGAGACTCAATTTCAAGTAGATTGGCTAATCGAGAAGCGAATAGTTCATTAAATAAAGCTTTTCCATTGGTTGTATTGTTTAAACATTTCATAACATATTGTTGGGAATCATCACAATAAACTAAGAATGGTTGTGTCATTCCGGCAATCATTTGTCTAGTTATAGACTGAATTTTAAGCAATAGAATAAACGCTCCTTTGATATTTATAAGCGAGTGACGGGAATCGGACCCGCGACTACAGCTTGGAAGGCTGTCGTTTTACCACTAAACTACACTCGCATAAGAGCCAACAATGGGTTTTGGTCGGCTCAACAGTTAATTAGAATGTACCTACAATTATTTTTGCTTAAGACGATCAACCATATCTCTTTCCATTCCTTGGATTATGCGGTCATATTCTTTCCTTGAGTAGCTATCTTTTGTAAGATAAACGAAAGCATACAGATTAATAAAAGAGGTTAAGTCATTAGTAATGTTATCTATGAGTTCGTATTTCGACATATCTTTATCCATAATCTTACCTTCTTTCTTTTAAAAGTGGGTGGCAGGGATTGAACCTACATAACAATTTCAAACGAGAGAGAAGGGCTGAAATCGTTATTCTACCATTGAATTACGCCCACGTGATGTACGTACTAAAGTAAGCGGTAGTATGGGTTATTTGTTACAATGCGAGCGGCAGGAGTCGAACCTGCATTGGAAGGTAGGCTATATTTGAATTAAAGGAACCGTTCTACCGTTGAACTACGCTCGCGTTAAAGCCCGGTGAGGGCTTGGACCTGTTATGGTCTTGCGTATTGATTGCCCCGTGGTGCTGGCTTGGCACCAGAATTATCAGCAGCACTCTGGGTCATATATTGGTAATTACCTGGATTCTTAACGCTGGTGTAGTACTTATTGGAGTCTGATACAAAAACCATACCAGAAGCAGCAGTAGTCCAACCACCATTTTGTGTATAGGAAGCATTGTCTGTTTTACTTGTTTCGCTCGCTTTTTTAGCTGATGACGAGCTGGCAACTAATGATTCTGAACTGGCTTTAGCTATTGAAGAGCTTTCTGACTCAGACTGTTTTTTGCTTGATTCAGATTCAGAACTAGCTATACTCTCTGAATCTTCTTTGGATTCCGACTTGGAGGCAGCAATACTTTCAGATTCTTTTTTGCTACTCGATAGGGCACTTTCAGATGACTCCTTTTCTTTAATAGAGTTAGCTTTGCTGATGCTAGCCTTTCTTTTCGATGCATCTTTTGCTGAACTTTTCTTTGCTTTGCTACTTGAGGCTGTATCTGACTGTGATGCACTCGATCTTGCTGTGCCAGAAGGGGCGGCCCAAACCGTTAATGCTAAGAATAGGATTGTTAGTCCTACTGAGATTAAGGTGTATTTTTTGTATGGACGATTAACACCTGTTTTTGTGAAATGATGAATTCCCCCACGAATTGAAAAGTAAGCTAACGCAATTAAAGATACAAGAAACATAAATGTAAAAAATATATCCAAAGTAATCCCTCCAAAATATGTTATTCCCCAATAACAATAATTCCCCGAATTATAAGTAGTCCCAACTCCTAGCTTTTAATGACATCCTGACTGGTCAATGTGAGTGGCAGGAGTTGAACCCGCATGGCAATAAGAAATAAAGGAAGGGTATCCCATAAGAAGTTGCCGTTCTGCCGTTGAACTACACCCACGTTTGTAATCAATTAGTGATGAAGCTTTTTATAGAGAAAATATGCAATTAATGCTGATATAATTGCCACAAATAATAGCTCAGTGCTCCACTTAATAGAGGACAGGCTTTTTAAAAAATAAGTTAAATAATTGAACATTGGTGATTCTCCTGTGTTTGATTGAGTTAAGAATCTCTATGCGAGCGGCAGGGGTCGAACCTGCATCTGAAAGTATCTAGTTAGCAATTCAAAGGAGTACTGTTCTACCGTTGAACTACGCTCGCGTGAAAGCCCAATCAAGGGCCAGTTATAAATTGCTATTTCATACCAGATTGAGTTTTACCACTCAATGTTCCATTGGTGAAAGTAACGTTAAAGTTCGCACCTAATACGCCTTTGACACCTGAGGTATATCCTTCAAAATAGTGCATTGTGTTATTGTTGTGGTTGATTAAAGTTCTTTAGGGAAGCTAAATATAAAGAACCACCAATAATTGCGATAATTCCGCCAATCCAACCTAAGAATGGAATAAGTGCGATTGCGCCGCCGACAATTAGTAAAACACCTGGTGCAGTATTTACTCTTGAATCGCCTTTATAATAAATTAATGCAATGATGCCTAATGCTAAAATGGCAATTTTTAAAATGTTTAACAGAGCCACTGTACCTGATGTGCTTGTTGCTGATCCAGTTGCCGCATCGCTTAGGGCGCCACCAGCGACAAACCAGCCCCCAAATAATAAGATGATTCCGCCAACTAATCCCACGATTCCGTTGGTAAGCGCTAAATTCTTTGTCTTCATGCTGAAGTTCCTCCTCTTTTAACAGCTTTTAATGTCGATCAGCTTATTGGACATAATTTTTTAGTGTTTCCCTTAATCATTGATATCCGATGGTACCCCGTATTGATAGGCCAGCTCTCTGTATGAATAGGGAATATGGTCATTCTCCTCAATAAACAACATTCCCATCAATCCAACCGAAAATTCATCAGCTTCACGTTCAAACTTAGAATGTCCATGTTTAACGGAAGTGTAGTACCCAATCAGTCCCTCATGGAATATAACGTGGCCTAGTTCATGACCAAGTATGAAATACTGTGTAGGCGTGTGTTTAATAGAATTATTGAGTAGTATGATAGGCTCTTGGTTGTCATAAGCATTTTTACCCAGAGGCATTGCCCCAAAATCACACCATTCCACTTGTATGTTAAGCTTTTCCGCAATTACAAACGGGTCCGCTGTGTGATAACGATTGACAATAGTTTTAACGATATCTTTTACTCTATCCATAGGTACAACTCCTAATCATGCTTGTGGCGTTTCCAGAATATTGTTGCCATAGCCACACGCACTTGTTGTTTTTCTTCTTCAGTAAGATCTTCACCCCCATAGGTCATCGAACCCTCATTCGCTTCAAGAAAATCCTTCAGGTCAATGGTATCTTTCTTGGTTGCCCATTTTGGCGTGCTATTTTTTCCAAGCAAGTAGTCAGTTGTCACGGAAAAACGATCTGCAATTTTAGAAAGTGTTTCAAGATCTGGCTGTCGTTTTCCTTGTTCATAGGAAGCCAGTGTTGTTTTGGCCATGCCTAATTGCATTGCTAATCTCTCTTGCGTTAGACCAGCTTCTTTTTTTCGTAATTCTTTAAGGCGTTCAGCAAACATTGATAGGCCTCCTTCGTTAATTATAAGATTACTACGCATAATGCGTATTTTGTACAAAAATATAAAAAATACTCGTTTAGAGTATTTATGTGTTGACTAAGTACGCGAATTGTATTATATTAGTAAGCATCAAAGGTACGCGAAACGTATTACTTAGTTAGGAGGTGTTAACATGCGTCATTGGTTAAAAGAGTGGAGAGACATCAACGGACTAACGCAAAAAAAGGCTGCTGAATTTCTTGATATGCCAGAGACAACTTTAGCGTCTTACGAACAAGGACATAGAACACCAAGTGTTGGTAGAGCTAAGAAAATGGCTGTAAGAATGAACGATATATGGTCTGTCTCTTATACACATCT